ACAGACACCAATGCTTGGTTCCTGTGTACAGATGTGCCTAACGGCTTGAAGCACTTCGTGCGTACCCCCATGTCTACAGGCATGGACGGTGACTTTGATACCGGCAACGTTCGTTACAAAGCCCGTGAGCGTTACAGCTTTGGCGTGTCAGATCCTTTGGGAGTGTTCGGTTCACCCGGCGCTTAATAGGCATCAAAAAAAGGGGAGCTTCGGCTCCCTTTTTTGTTGCATTGGTTTAAACGTAGTGGTATAAATACATATCCGGGCTTATCCGGTGTTCTGACAGTCCCGGCTGACGACATGCAGACAGAACACCACAACTTGCATGTAAGGAATACATCATGGCACGCACTACGTTTCAAGGCCCAGTTCGTTCATTGGGCGGCATTTATCAACAAGGCCCAGCGGCTGTTGTGGACATCACAACAAGCACCACACTAAGCCCAGAAGCTCACGGCGGTCGCATTATTGCGGTTGGTGGTTCTTTGGCAGCAGCAGTCACTTTGACTTTGCCAGCAATCAACGTTTCAACTAACTCTACAACATCTGGCCCCGGTCAAGATCCAAGCACAGCTAACAACGAAGGCGTTGTTTACACAATCTGGGTTCCTACTACCATCTCTACAAGCTCTTTGAAGATTGGTACAACTTCTGGCTCTAGCGATTTGTATGTTGGCGCTGTAATCTCTATTGATTCAGACTCATCTGGCGCTGTGGTTGCCTTCTCTGCTAACGGTTCTTCCAATGACTTCATCAACTTGAACGGTACAACTACCGGCGGTGTTGCTGGCACATGGATTCAAATTGTGGCGATTGCTGCTGACAAGTACATGGTGACTGGAAACGTTATTGGTTCCGGCACTGTTGCTACACCATTCGCAGATTCCTAATCAACCCAAGGGGCTTCGGCCCCTTTTTTAAAGGAGATTGATTATGATGCAAACAGACGTAAGGTCGCTTCTTGTAGCGGCTTCGCAAACGGATACTGTTGTTGGCGGAACGCTTCGCAATAGGTTAAAAGCTCTTACTATTTCGTATGCGGCTACTGGTGGAACGGTTGTTGTCAAAGATGGAGCCGCAGGTTCCGTTACGCTATTTTCTTTTCCAGCCCCTACAGCAATTGGAACAATACACATCCTAATACCCGGAGAAGGTATTTTGGCTAGAACTAGCTTGGCAGTCACCACAGGTGCTGGTGCTTCTGTGATTGTGTACTATGGCTAAGTCACCAGCATGGCAGAGGAAAGAGGGCAAATCCGAGAAGGGTGGTTTAAACGCCAAGGGTCGGGCCTCCGCGAAAGCGCAAGGCATGAACTTGAAACCTCCCCAGCCGGAAGGCGGCTCACGGCGCGACTCTTTCTGTGCAAGGATGAGTGGCATGAAGAAGAAGCTAACCTCCGCCAAGACAGCAAACGACCCGAACTCACGGATCAATAAAGCATTGAGGGCATGGAATTGTTAGATCTAAACACCGCTTGGTCTGCCATCCTATCTTTGGTGATTGGATTGTTAGGCTACATGATGAATGAAAAGTTCAGGGAACTGGCTCGTGTCACAATCCTGTTGAACAAAACTCGTGAGGAGGTTGCCCGTGATAACGTTACTCAAGCAGAAATTGACAAAATTACTAACCACATTGACCAACGCTTTAACAAGCTTGAAGCAAAAATTGACCAGCTTCTTTCAGCGGGGAAATGATGCCGAGCACAAGTAAGAAGCAACACAATTTCATGGCGGCGGTGGCTAACAATCCTGAGTTTGCCAAGAAAGCAGGAGTCCCACAATCTGTGGGCAAAGATTTTAATGAGGCCGATAAAGGCCGTAAATTTTCTAAAGGTGGCGATATGAAAAAGATGAATATGGGCGGTTACGCAGATGGTGGTATGACTATGGTCAACAAAGGCGGAAAAATGGTTCCCGACTTTGCTGCTGACGGTAAAGGTAAAATGGCTCATGGTGGCATGGCTAAAGCAGACATGAAACAAGACAAGGGCATGATGCAGAAGGCCGTGAACAAACACGAAAGCCGTTTGCATAAAGGTTCGCCTATGACTAAGCTGTCAAAAGGCGGCTATACCCGTGCGGCAGATGGTATTGCTACTAAAGGCAAGACCAAAGGTACACAAATTAAAATGACCAAAGGCGGCATGGCCTGCTAAGGAATCATCATGAAAAAACCCATGAAGTTTAAACGCTACGAAGGTGGCGGTGAAATTAGCGGTGCAGTTGATCCCAAAGAATCGGCTGACAAAGAAGCTGGCCTTAAAGCGTCTAAAGATGATGATGTGGGTTTCTTTCAGCGTTTGCGCATGGGCAATATAGATGATCCAAAATCTGAGGCATACAAGCGTTTAGGTGCTGGTCGAGGTCGTAATGCCGTTGAACGTGATGAATCAGTTTCTATTAATGAACCTAGGGCTGTAGCTAGGCCATCAATGAAACCTAATCCAATATTTGCCGCTGGTGAGCAACAAGGTAAGCGCCAACCTTCTGGCGATGCAGGCGTTGCTGAAGATTATTCAGGCCCACGTACTAAGCCAATTGTTGCCGCTTCAGTAGATAAGCCTGCCGCACCTAAACCCAAAGCATCTAAACCTGCTGCATCTAAAGTAAAAGTAGATGATTCTGCAATGCGCGAAGCCAATGAGCCAAAAGGTTCAACAGGTAAAGATATGCGTGGCGAAGCAGACATGTCTAAATATAAACCCCGCCGTACTCCCGGCCCTTTGAGTGATGTTCGTCGTCCCGGTACTAATACCAACTACGAAAATAAAGATACATCTGATATGTCGTATAAAAAGGGTGGCAAGGTTGGATCAGCCTCCCGTCGGGCTGACGGTATTGCCACCAAAGGCAAGACTCGTGGAAAGATGTGTTAAATCATGATGGCAAGTCGAGGAATGGGAGCCATCTCTCCTAGTAAAATGCCCGGTGGTAAGCGTAAAGCTCGCCGTGATAATACTAACTTCACCCAATTTGAAGAGGGTGGGGATGTTTCCGACAAAGAAAAAGAAGAAGCGGTTAAGTTTGGTGTTGAATCTCCACGTTTAAACATATCCAAAGGTTTAAAAGATTTAGCTGCACGCTTAACGGCTGAAAAACAATTAGGTAAAAATACTTCTTTACAGGCTTATTTGGATGCTAACGTTGGTAATCGTGGCTCTGGAGTGCGGGGCGGTGGTGTCAACCTTACCCATAGATTTGCTGAAGGTGGTAAAACCAAATCTAAAGTAAATGAAGCAAGTAATTACACCAAGCCAGAATTACGCAAACGAATTTTTAACAGCGTTAAAGCTGCCGCAGTACAGGGTACGGGTGCGGGTGAGTGGTCAGCCCGTAAAGCTCAATTAATGGCTAAACGGTACAAAGAAGCTGGTGGAGGGTATAAAGATTGAAAGCTCCTCAAAAATCTCTTAAAGATTGGGGTGACCAGAAATGGCGCACTAAGTCTGGTAAGCCGTCAAGCAAGACGGGTGAGAGGTATTTGCCCGAGAAAGCTATTAAGTCTTTAACTCCAGCAGAGTATGCTGCAACTACCAAAGCCAAACGTGCTGGCAAAGCATCTGGCAAACAATTTGTAGCTCAACCTAAAACAATAGCAAAGAAAACGGCAGGATTTAGATGACCACTACCGGCTCAACGCTCTTCAATATGGACTTCACGGAGATTGCCGAGGAAGCGTGGGAGAGGGCTGGGCGGGAAATGCGTTCAGGCTATGACTTGCGTACAGCACGCAGATCAATGAACCTAATGACCATTGAGTGGCAGAACAAAGGCATTAACATGTGGACTATGGAGCAGGGAATCATTAACCTAACTCCGGGTCTGGCTACATATGCTCTGCCTACAGATACTATTGATCTGCTAGAACACGTTATTCGCACTGGGCAGAATACAGCTTCTACTCAAGCTGACTTGACTATCACCCGCATTAGTGTTTCTACCTATGCAACCATACCAAACAAACTTCAGCAAGCAAGGCCAATCCAAGTTTGGATTCAACGTCTTTCTGGGCAAACTAATCCAACAACTGCGGTCTTAGATGGAGCCATCACCTCCACGGCAACAACGATCACGCTCAACACAGTGGTTGGATTAGCCGGAGCAGGATTTATTCGTTTAAACACAGAAGACATCTACTACACCTACATATCAGGGAATACCCTTGGTGGTGTGTACCGTGGTCAGAATAACACTACAGCCGCCGCTCAGGCAGATGGCACAGCAGTCTTCGTCCCGCAGCTTCCAGCCGTTACTGTGTGGCCTACACCTGATAACAGCACCACCTATCAATTTGTGTACTGGCGCTTAAGGCGAGTGCAGGATGCGGGTGCTGGTATTGAGACATCTGATATGAACTTCCGCTTCCTGCCATGTCTAGTGGCTGGTTTGGCTTATCACATTGCAATTAAGACACCTGACTTGATGCCTCGCATTCAAATGCTCAAACAGATTTACGATGAGACCTTTGAAATTGCAGCCGGTGAAGACCGTGAAAAAGCAGCAATCAGGTTTGTTCCTCGTCAAATGTTTATTGGTAGCACATAATGGGAAATAGGTTTGCATCCGGCAAGATAGCGATTGCTGAATGTGATCGCTGTGGACAGCAGTACAAATTAAAAGCTCTTAAAACTGAAATCATTAAGCAGAGAAAATATCAGTTGCTGGTATGTCCAGAATGCTGGGATCCAGATCAGCCACAGTTAATGTTAGGTACATTTCCTGTAGACGACCCACAAGCACTACGTAATCCTCGCAGGGATACAACGTATGTAACTTCTGGTGTGAATGCTGCTGGTAATTTGTCAGGTGGTTCACGAGACATTCAATGGGGCTGGAATCCAGTTGGTGGATCTAGTTTAAATGATGCAGGATTGACACCAAATTACTTGGTGGCAACAACATTTGTTGGTACAGTAACGATATCTTAAGGAGTTTAAACATGGCATATACACGATCAGCAGACGGAATCGCTAAAAAGGGTAAGACTGATACAAAGGTTTTTCCTGCCAGCGGCCCTTCTCAAAAAGAAATAATGGGTGGAAAAGGTAAGGGTAAGGGTAAAACCAACTCTGACATGAAGACTATGGGTCGTAACTTGGCAAAGATTGCCAATCAGAAAAGAGGCTAATCATGGCTACATTTAGTAAAAAATTAATGGGTAAAGAAGTTGGCGATGCCAAAGTCTATGCCACACCACACACAATGACTGGCAAAGTTGTTAAAGCTTCTGACAACCCCGGTAGCGGCCCCGACCACAGTGATGCCAATACAGTCAATATGTCTGTAGGTAATATCAATCGTCGCGCACAGCCAGCAACCAAAACGTCTGGTATCAAAATGCGCGGTGCAGGCGCGGCTACCAAAGGCTTCATGTCTAGAGGCCCGATGGCATGAACTACAGTGAGCTTGTCACGCAGGTAAGCGATTACTGCGAGAACTCTTTCCCAACTGACAATATGAATACGTTCATTCGTCAGGCGGAGCAGCGCATCTATAACACCGCGCAACCCGCTAACTTGCGAAAGAACGTGACAGGCGTATTGACCACTGGTAATAAATACCTTGAGTGCCCATCAGACTTTTTGTCGGTATATAGCCTTGCCGTATACCCGTACAACACCACAACAGCTACAGGAACGGCTGGTCAAAAGACAATTGTGGTTGCCAGTACAACAGGTATTGCTGTAGGTCAGCAGGCAACCGGTACAGGGATTGGTGTTAATGCCCAAGTTAGAAGTATTGTGGGGACTACAGTTACGTTGACTGTAGCTAACAGTGGCACGGTGTCAGGTTCTGTCGTTTTTCAAGGCGACTATTTGTACCTGCTAAACAAGGACGTGAACTTTATCCGTGAAGCTTATCCTTTGTCTGCGTTTGCATCTGAGCCTAAGCACTATGCAATCTTTGGCCCCCGGTCAGACAATGTGAATGAGTTGACGTTTATTGTTGGGCCTACTCCAAGCGCCGCATACAACGCAGAACTTCATTACAACTACTATCCAGAGTCGATTGTCACAGCCGGAACTACATGGCTTGGTGATAACTTTGATTCTGTGTTGCTGTATGGCACTATCTGTGAGGCTTACACCTACATGAAGGGTGATGCCGATATGGTGGGACTTGCTCAAACTCGCTATGTACAGGCTATTGCTCTGTATAAAAACTTGTCAGATGGCAAACAGCGTGCTGATGCTTATCGTGATGGTCAGGTTAGAACGGCGGTTTCATGAGCAGTATTCTCCAAACCCAGACCACTAGCTTCAAATTAGAGCTTTATACAGGCGTTCATAACCTAGCGACTAACACGCTTAAGATTGCTCTGTATACGGCTAACGCCAATTTAAACGAAGCTACCACCATTTACACGACAAGTGGTGAAGTGACGGGCACAGGTTACACGGCTGGCGGCGTACTCCTGACAGGGGTCACGATTAACTCTTCTGGGTTTACAGCTTATGTAGATTTTGCTGATGTGGTGTTTAACGCCTCAGTAACTGCTCGTTGTGCTTTGATCTACAACGTCACTCAAGGCAACAAATCCATTGCAGTTTTAGATTTCGGGTCTGACAAGACTTCTACCAATTTCACCATCACAATGCCTGCCAATACAGCCACGGCAGCATTGATTCGTTCTTCTAATTAAGGAGTCAATATGACCACGGAAAAACTCAAAGTAACTGACCACATTACCTGTGGTTTCAAGGCCGGTACACAGTCAAGCGAACACGCCACTGCTACAGGCATTTACCACGTTGAGTGCCACGACAAAGACGGTAAGCTCAAATGGTCTGCTGATTCCAAGAACTTGGTAGTCAACGCTGGTCTGGCTTACATGAATGGTACTGCTTTAACTTCAGTGACCCAGATTACCACTTGGTACATCGGCCTATACGGTGCTGGTGCTTCTAATACACCTGCGGCTGGTGACACGATGGCTTCCCACGCTGGCTGGACTGAGGTTGTGCCTTACAGCAATGCTACCCGTGTGGCGGCTACGTTTGTTACGGCTACGACTGCTAACCCTTCTGTGGTGACCAATGCGGCCTCTCCTGCTACGTTTAACATTAACGCGACTTCCACTGTTGGCGGTGCGTTCTTGACCAGCGGTAGTGCTAAGAGTGGTACGACAGGCACATTGTTTTCAGCGGCTGACTTTAGTTCGCCCGGTGATCGCTCGGTGGTATCTGGCGACATTATCTCTGTTACCTACACGTTCAGCCTCGCCGCTTGAGGTCTAAATGGCTGAAGGCGGCTGGGGTTCTGGC